GACTCATCTGGTGCTACAGCTAACCAAACAACTCCTGTATGACTTCCGTATCCGTAGTCACACGCTCTAAACTTAGTCCAGTTAGTTGGTATCTTGTATGGATCAACTACGTGTATTTTTCTATTAAACTCAGGGAATGCTGCGCCTTCATTTACATCCCAGTTACCTTCAAGTAATTGTTTTCTAGAATGCTCAGGTAAAGATAGAAGCATTGCTTCATAGTCGCCACTTTCAGATAGGTAGGGGTTGTCAAACAAACTAGCAGGAATAAACCTGCGTTTAAATAAAGGCTCTCCCTCTTTTGTGTGACCTTTAGGAAATCGTATCTCTTCTCCTGTCTCTATATTTGTAGCCCAGAAAGGCTCTCGTAAAGGAGAAGGATCAATAAACATTTTTTTAACCCATTGATGCCCAAGACCTCCAGGGTTTGTAGTAGCCCTCATGTACAAACCTAACTCAGTAGAAAAGGCACTACGTAATCTAGATCTCATGTAGTCCCAGGCGTATGGGGAACTCCACTGTGTTAATTCGTCAAATCCGATCCAATTAAATGCCTGACCTTGATAACGTGTAACATCCATATCTTTGTCGAGGTACGACATCCAAAGTCTGCCTCCTCTAGGAGAGGTCCACTGGCTTTTCCTTTCGGACCATTTGATACCTGGTATTGCACGAGGGTATAGTTCTTGGCTTTTTTGAATAAGTTCACGTAATTCCTCTGTCGTGTGTCTGACTAGTAGCCCACTAAAGTTAGGGCTGTTTAATCCGTGTAACGGATCTGCTAACATTGCGTAAGACTTACCTCCACCTGCAGCACCACCATATAAAACTTCTCGTTCCGATGATGATAAGAATTCTGTCTGTGGTCCAGCGTTAGGCTGGAAAACTATGTCCTGTGCAACTTCTGTGTCAAACGGTGCAGCCACTGGGACTGCAGGAATTAAATTACTTTGTTTCGGACTTTCCACGGGAGTAGGCTCCAACGCAACCTTCTTCAAGTTTTTCGATCTCTTGTAACGTTTCTTGGAGGCGTTGGGCAAGTCGCTTTTTAATCGTAGCTGCTTTCTTACGTTTTCGCTCAATTTGTATTCTCTTCTTTAAACCCATGTGGGAGATTGTTCTCCCTGTTTGTCTTGTTAACCATTGGGCTACGTCCCTGTAACTATACTGCTTTAAATGTTTTTTAGCAAGTTCTAAAGCATTTAATTCATGTTCTACTGGGTCCAATAATCTTTCGTTATTAGAATTAACCTTATACCCAAAAGGAACATGGAGTAAGGACACCCTTGCTATTATGTGCCAATCTCGTTCTGCTCCTCTGGGGGGTTTAGGCAGAACCCAATAGGTAAGGTCATCGTTTTTTATTCGTTCTTGCCTTCTTTAGCTGGTAGTATGAATACTCCCCCTCCAGAAGAATTCAAATCAACTCGTTCTACTTTACCAAAACCGCCTCTATCTAATAAGTCTTTAGCTGCAGCCATCTTGTCTCGTATACCCAGCTCAGTTGGGTCATCTAACGCCATAGCCATAGCTATAGCAGCTTTAGGCGCAATCTGCGCTAGGTAGTCTGTAGTAGCACTTAGAATCTCGTCTTTCAAAGAGTCTCTTACAGCTTTAGTTGGAGTATTCTCACTGTAACCAGCTAGTCTTTTTGCTACAGTGTGATTACCCCCTGCTTCATCAAACAAGACTTCTAAAAATTTAGTTTGATTTTCTGTTAATTGTCTAGCCATTATTTCTTTGTCTTTCCTGTTAAGTATTCAGGCACGTTTAGATCTTTCTTTTGCTGCCTTCGAAAGATCCTTAAAGTGAACCACGGTTTTAGAACCTTTAGTATGATTTTTACCAGAGTGTACGGAACCGTCAGGCATTTTGTGAGTACCCCCATTATGCTTTCTCCCATCTTTAAAGTAATGTTGTACGCCTTTTGCCATACTATTTTTTCTTTCTNGTTTTCTTTACCATACCACCTTTATTCATATAACCCATTTTGTTACGTACAGGTGTAGGTAGTTTCTTTAGTCCTGTTTGTTTAGGCGAAGGTTTTTTCAGAGCCATATTTTTATCCTTTATTTTTTAGCTTTTCGGTTAGGGGGATTAGATGCACCAGCTTTAGCCATGCCACCTTTGTTGTACCCCATAGACTTTTTAGCCATGCCACCACCCATGTATCCCATAGATTTCTTAGCCATACCACCGCCCATGTATCCCATGGCTTTTTTATCTTTTTTCTTCATGCCCATCATTGTATTAAGCCTTTCCTGCTTTTTTGTTTCTTGGAAACGATCTGTTTTTAGATGCCTTTTGTACTCGTAGGTTACTCTTTCGATTGTCTAATGGATTGCCATTCTTATGGTCTACGTCTTTGCCATCGCCTTTTTTAACTAGACCCGCCTTTGTAGCCATACGTCTAGCCTTGTTACGGGCAACACGTTTAGCTATTTGTTCTGGTTTGCTTTTATAGTTAGCATTTTCTTTTTTATAATTGCGTGGAGCCATTTTAAGTATCTACCTTTGTATTAGCTTCTCCCCAATAAACACATCTTTTGTCTGTAATTACTAGATCAGGGTATTTTTTCTCTAAAAAAGGTATACCAACCTGTTCCATTCCCATATAACACCCTATTTCAGTTTCAAATACAGGACCACCATAAGTGGCGCATTCTAAGGTAATCATAGAGCATAAAAGGACTAAAGGGCTAAACATCATTTATTTCCTTAATGATTTAGCTCCAGAACACTTCCAACGCTTGCGGGACAAGTTATTAGGAGTATTAGGATCATTTTGTTTCTTTTTAGAAAGCCCTTTTTTTATTCCTAGGCTTCTTGCACAGTAACTGTCCCCTTTAGATGTACCGGCACGAACTCGTGGGCCACCGCCTTTAGCTTTTCCTGCTTGCCCGTAGCTAACCTTCTTGCCTGACGAGGTTATCTTAACCTTTGCCTTGCCTTTTCTAGGTGTTGCCATTGTTAACTCCGTGGCATCATAATCATACTATACATCATATCTTCAGGCTGTGCCAAGTTATCAATTATTTTCTTTTGCATACCATTATTACCTCGTAAATCTTTGTTTCCNAAGCGTTCTGCAGTATTATCTGCCTTTTCGTAGTGCCCACTGTCTACACAACGGAAGTCTTTTTGATTTTTAGTTGAATAATACATATTAATTTCCTGCCAAGGGGTTTAATAGAGCTTTTTTAATCTTATTGTCTAAATTTAACTCTAAAGTTTCTATTTTAGTGTCTAATCTGTCTATTTTAGCGTCCATACGGATCTCAAAAGCGTTAATAACACCCCTTACATCCTTTATGTTCTGTCGATTACGCTGTTCTTGCTCTGCCATATCTTTTTCGACTTGAGATAACGTACTTTTTACGTCTAAACTCTGGGCATCTATAGATGTTTCAACGTCATCTATGTCTAATTCAATGCGATCTTCCTGTTGATCCATTGCTGCTTTTACAGAATCTAGTTTATCGTCTACTTTAAGTTCAACATTGTCCATTAAACTTTCTATAGTAGATACATCTTCCTTTAATAGCTGTCTTTGTTCTTCTATTACGCTTTCAAGCGACAAAATGTCGTCTTTCATACGTTGTTCTTGTTTATCCATAGTTGATTCTATGCCAGTCAAGTCTTCTCGCAACTCAATCTTAGCATCATGTACACTAGCGGATACACTAGCTACAGTTGATTTGATTGAATTTACTTGTTCGCTGATTATTTCATTAACTAAGCGGTCAGCTTCTTTAAGATTGTTGAACTGTTCACTAATAATTGCTAGTTCACCCTCAACCATAAGCATATGATTTTCAATGTGTGACAGATCAGGGGACACGAAGTTCGATATTTTCTTTTCCATAGATAAATATCTTTGGTAAGCTTCAAAACCACCCCATAGTCCCCCAATAATCGTACCGACTAAAGGTATTATGAGTAGGAGTTTTGACCCACCTACCTTTATTCCCTTATACTCGACTTCTGCCATGTTATCTCTTCTTTGCTGTTTTAGCTGACTTACGAAAGGCTGCGGCAGTAGGTGCGCCTTTGCTACCCACTTTCCGCATTTTTTCGTTAGAACCAGCTTTTATACGTTTACGTTTAGCATTTATATTTGCGTATAGACCGGGTTTCTTTGCCATGTTTAGCTACCTATCTTTACTTGAGGTTAATGCCGCCAGTGTTTGCTGCTAGACCGTCAACAACATCGTGTAACAAGAACGCTGTTGCTGCTGTAGTTGAAATACAAGTAATTTTAAAACTTGAACCTACAACTGCGTTAGCATCAAAACCTGCAGAATCATTTGCGTCTGCAA